TGTAAGTGTGCTCGCTTAGGGGTCTTAAGTTGAAACTGCTCCTGCGGGCCGGGCGCTTACGCTGGCCCACAGGAACAGCATCAACTTTATGTTTGACAGATGGTTTGATGTTTGGTAATGTCAACTCGGCAGTGCTGGTGGAATAACCTTTGGATTGGTAACTGAGCCAGCACTGTCACAGAGTGGTCTTATGACCAAAGGAGAAATAGAGTTATGGGTTTCTTTTCAAACGCCACGTTCAACGATGGCGCCTCACAGTTCGAAGCAGCTGTCGCAGGTTCATATGTCTGCCGTCTGGCAAACGTCGAGAGCATCGACCGACCATCGTACGATGATCCGAATGTTATGCTTCCGAACTTCCGGTTCACCTTCGAAACCACTGAGTATGGCGACAGCAACAGCAACGCGTTTCGCTTTGTAAAGTTTACGCGCCAGGGCTATGGTTCCGACAAGGCAGCACTAACCATCCTGCTCGATGGCATGCTCGGACGCCGCTTGACACAAGCAGAGTTTCATAACCTTGACATCGACTCGCTCCTGGCTAAGGAGTGGATGGTCACTGTCGACTCGAAGCTCAACACACGTGGTTATCAAACCAACGCCATCGTGTCCGTTTCACCAGTCAGTGCCAAGAAAAAGCTCACGAAGATCGCACAGCCTGTTATCAAGACCGATGACATCAGCGATCCATTCGGTGAAGAAGACGCCAGCGAGTAACCATCTCCCGGTTGCCAACGACTCGCTGACGAACCAGGCGCACTATCCGAACGGTGTGCCTGGTCTTTTACTTTGAAGGGGAGAATCAATGTCAAAGAACACAAACATCGAGGAGCGGAAACTCCTCATGGTGCGAATCAAAGATCTGAGAGCTGCTGGTCACAACATACGACGCACAGCTGAGATTATGCAAATGTCTGAGAAGACATTGCATCGATGGATCAGGGACGAAAATCCAGACAGGCCAGTCAAGAAAATGGATCCGTACATTTCGCTCGATGAAAAGACCGCGATCGTGGTCAAGTGGGCCGAACTGATTGCAAGCGGTGAGACACGAAGCAATGCAGCTGCATCGGTTGGTTTTCCGACGATGATGCTTAACAGGTGGCTGATGTCAGAACCTTCACTGCGGATTGAGTTCCAGGAATCTGTCGGCAAGAAACAAAACAATTGGGGTGGTCGCAAGAGTTTCGAACAAATCCTTGTAGACGTGCGCGCAGGACGTCCTGTGTGGCGTGATGGCGCTCGTTTCAAGATACAGCTGGTCGAATCTGCACTCATGCGATACGAGCTCGATGGTGCGAATGTTTGGCGATGCAAGGGGTTTGCAACATTATCAGGCAATGATGTCCTGGCGCGAGATTGGCTGGTGATAACGAATGAAGTTTGAAAACGTAATACAGCATCTGATGCATGGCAAACCGATCACACGCGTATGCTTTGATCACGATGTCTACATCCGATACTCCGACCTTTTCGAGGCATTCGTGATGCACACCGGGACAGAGTCAAAGACTCTACAAGGTCTCACACTCGATCCTGAATCGCTGTTCGCGACTGACTGGATGTATGGCGAAGATCACCCGGTCAAGGATGAGATCACATGGACACGGACAACATCGTAAAGAGCATCATGGCGAAGCCATGGTCCAACACCTACAGTCTGCTCAAGGCCATCGGAGCGTCCAGCGACCAGGTCGATGAGGCATGGCGCGACTACCGTCGCAAGTACATGCGATCGCAACGGTGGCAGGACATCAGGACGAAGGCGCTCGAGCGATCAGGTAGAACATGCGAGCAGTGTGGCCGTCGACAGGATGACGGCTACAAGCTCGATGTGCATCACATCACCTATCTTCGACTCGGTGGTGAGCTGATGGAGGATGTGCAGGTCCTGTGCTATATGTGCCACGGACAGCTGCACTACAGGCGCAGAGTACGCCAGGATGAGCCAGAATAGAAGCATGGCACGTCCAATAGCACACGATGAAGAGACAATCGCAAGGGTCGAAGCTGCACTCGTAGCAGGTCAGACTCCGCTGGTTGTCTCTCGGCTTTATGGTTTACCAAGATCCACCGTCTATAAGATTCGCGGTCGGATGTCGATTGATGTCACCAACAGCCCGACAGTTAGTGACATGTCACAAACTGTAATGACACCGAAGGCGCCAGTGGTATCACTTGATGATCTGCTGGCTTCTGTCCTCGAGGACAATCTGAAGGCGCTTCAGGTCATCGCCAGGACAACGCAAAGCGAGAGATATGTTCATGGCCAATCAGCCGCACAGATTGCAGCTCTCTACGAAAAGATTGCAAACTTCTCGGTTCAACTTCTCTCCGCAGCCGCCGAAGGCCCAAACGAAGACTAGCGCGCAGACGGCTGTCTGTTATCTCGACTACCTGCGAGAGACTCTCCCGAATGGCTGGTCCTTTACTGCTCGGCATCTCATCGCCATCGCGTCACACCTTGACGCTGTCGAGCGTGGTGAGATCGACAGACTCGCGATTCACATGCCACCGCGCCACGGTAAGACTGAGACAGTGACCGTGCGATATGGCGCCTATTGCATCGAGCGGGACCCGTCCGCGAACGTGTTGGTCACTGGCTACAATGAACGCATCGCGAGGCGCTTCTCGAGGAAGTCCAGACAGATCGTTTCGTCCAGGACTAAACTGTCAAAAGACAACGCCGCACAGGACGAATGGTCCTTGCCGGAGGGTGGCACATTCATGGCGAGGGGCGTCGGCTCACCTCCGACCGGTGTCGGCTTCAAGCGCATTATCATCGATGACCCGATTAGGAGTCGAGAGGATGCTGAGTCTTCGCTGTATCGTGACAAAGCATGGGACTGGTACACGGACGACCTGTACACAAGGCTCGAACCGAAGGGCGCTCTCATCATCGTCTCGACCAGATGGCATCACGACGACATCACCGCTCGCGCAATCTCATCGGAACCTCATCGATGGACCGTGCTGAACCTTCCAGCTATCGCGGAGGAAAAGTGTCAGATCGGTCGAATGCCTGGCGAAGCTTTGTGGCCAGAACGATACGACGTCAAGGAGCTCGGACGCATCAAGGAGGTAATGGTTGCCAACAGTGGCGACTATGGGTGGAGTGCTTTGTACCAGCAACATCCAACACCTCGCGAGGGAAGTTTCTTCAAGAGCGACCGAATCACCATCGAGCATGCGACGCCGAACATCCAGAAGATGTCCCGCGCCTGGGACCTCGCAGCGACAGCTGGTAGTGGTGACTTCACGGTCGGGGTCAAGATGGGACGTGATGCTGATGGTCGCATCTGGATCCTCGATGTCGTGAGAGGTCAGTATGACACCGACCAGCGCGATAAAGTTATAAAGCAGACAGCTGCTCTCGATGGGCGTGGCATTCGGATTCGACTACCGCAGGATCCTGGTCAGGCTGGCAAGAGTCAAGCCATGCACATGCTTCGGTTGCTTCATGGTAGTGCTGTGACAGTCCTGCCGGTGACAGGATCGAAGGATGTGCGCGCTGAACCGTTCGCGTCGCAGGTCGCTGGTGGAAACGTGTACATGGTCGCGGCTGACTGGAACCGTACACTGTTGGATGAGATGCGAACCTTTCCCCTGGGGAAGAACGACGACATCGTCGACGCTTTGACTGACGCCTACGACGAGCTCGTCGGTCGTGGCGGTGGGTGGGGTGCAGTATAAGGCATGATAGGAACACAATAGAACCATGGGACTCTTTGATCGCTTCATAGGCAAAGCAACCGCATCACCGTCCGCGCTGCTTCCGCCGCCGCTGATTCAGCGACAGACCTCCTATTTCACCGGCACTGGGAACGGCGACTTTTGGAGTCTCCTGACACGCAACCTCCCGGGTTCCAGTTTCAATTGGAGAAATCAAGCCGGTGACCTGATGCTTAATAGCATCGTCGCTATCGGCATGGACTGGTACATTCGTAACTGGTCGCAGGGTGTCCCTGTCGTCAGACGACCGATGCCTGATGGTCAGGTCGAAACTGTAGCAGATCACCCGATTCTGCAGCTGCTCGCGCAGCCAACACCGAACGTTCCTCCTTCGCTCGTGTGGTCGTGGATTCTCCCTGACTACCAGCTGCTCGGAAACGCTTATTTTCGTAAGGTCCGCGTGTCTGGTCGTGTCGTTGGTCTGCAATACTTGGCGGCTGACATGATGCGTCCAGTCGGTAACAAGGTCAATCCGCTCATCAAGTATCAATACACGGTCGATGGCACGTCGTACGACATCGCGCTCGAGGACCTCATTCACATCCGCTATGGTCGAGATCCGCAGGACTCTCGCTTTGGACGCTCTCCGGTCACGTCTGTGCTTCGTGAGATCGCGACAGACAACGTCGCCGCATCAGCTGCATTCGGCATGGTTCGCAACGGTGGCATGCCATCGATTATGGTCGGACCAGACTACAAGGGCGGTGTCGAGGATTTGTCCGAAGACGATGCCAGACAGACGAAGCGGAAACTACAGCAGGACTTCACTGGCGACAATGCCGGCAGCGTGTTGGTGATGACTGGACCATTCAAGGTCGAGCAGGTCAGCCACAAACCATCCGAGATGGCGTTCGATGAGATTCGGCGCAAACCGGAAGAGCGCGTGTGTGCAGCTCTCGGACTCAATCCGCTGGTCCTTCAGCTCGGCAGTGGCCTCGAGCGCGCAACCTACAGCAACCTCGAGCAGGCGACTAGATCAGCGTGGACTGATGGAATGATTCCGCTGATGCGTCAGATGTCCGAAGCGCTCACCATCGCACTGCTTCCAGACTACATCGAGACACAGCCAGGCGACTACCTCGAGTTCGATGTGTCGAATGTTCCAGCGCTTCAAGCGGATCTCAATGAAGACGCAGAGAGAGCGGAGCGACTCTACAAGAGTGGAATCGTGGACCTCGCAACAGCAAAGCGTGTCGCTGGTGTGACGCCTTCGGACGACGACGAAGGTTATTACCATCCGACAGCTGTCCCTGTCCAGATCGGTGCACAGGAACTCATGGTGCCGAATGCCGCGCCAGTGTCGACTGCTCGAACTGCTGATGAGACGGCGAAGCTGGTCGGCGCTGCCGGTGCTTTGATTCGTGCTGGCTTCGAGCCAGAGGCTGCACTCCAGGCTGTTGGACTGAACAGCATTCAGCACCTCGGGCTGTTGCCTGTCACGGTGCGCCAGGAAGAGACGAAGGCATTCGATGATGCATCTGAGCCAGGACTGAAGTTCTTTCCCTCCAAAGAGATGAAGGAAGAAGCACAGCGCGCCATCGAGTGGCGTGATGCTGGTCGTGATGGCGGAACCGCTGTCGCATGGGCCAGGGCGAATCAGATCGTCTCCGGTGAAAAGCTCAGTGAGTCAACCGTCCTTCGGATGTACTCCTTTTTCCGCAGACACGAAGTAGACAAGCAGGCGGAAGGTTTCCGGCCAGGTCAGGATGGTTATCCTAGTGCCGGTCGTGTGGCATGGGCGGCATGGGGTGGCGATGCTGGCTATCGCTGGTCCACAGCTGCGCGCAAAGAGATTCTCAAGCGCATGGCGCCGAAGGAGAACGGCAAGTCCTATCATCCATATTACGGATACGAGCTGACTGACACCGATGCCTGATATCTATCAAGTCAATGAGTCGTATCGGAATAAACTTCGATACCGTGAGAACGCCGCTCTCTCCGAGATGAGCAGGACGTATGGCGTCCTACAGGCTGACAACCTTCAGCGCCTCGAAGCGGTGACAGCCGCCATCGAGGAGGCACAAGCAGCTGGTGAGGACATCAGTGGCCTCAGCGAGTACATGCTCCGCCTCGAGGCGCTCAATGTGCAGATGGCCGATGAAGTCGCACGATGGGCGCCACAGGCGACCGACATCGCAACAGGCGGACAACGTCGCGCCATACAGCTGTCGCTGGACATACAGCAAGATCTGGTGCGAGCAGTGGCGGGTGTTCCTTCGTCGGTGTCACTCACGGCTGATCTGATGTGGAACCGGCTCCCCGTCGAAGCGATAACGAACGTCGTCGGCTTCGCCGCTGACGGCTCACCGCTAGGTCTGCTGTTCGATGCCATCGGTCCATTTGCTTTGGACCATGTCACCATCGGCATCGCGCAAGGTCTCAATCCGCTACAGGTCGCACGACGCATGGCAAGGCCGTACGAAACTCTCGCGCCTTCACGAGCTGCTACCATCGCACGGACAGAGATGATTCGTGCCAACAGAGAAGCACAGCGACAGACCTTCGAGGCGAATCTGAGCATCGTTCGTGGCTGGCGCCGCATCTCAGCGGGGGATGTGAACGTGTGTCCTGTATGCTGGTCGCTTCACGGTGACCCCAACCCTGTTGCGGATATAGTTCCTTCGCATCCAAACTGTAGATGTACGATCGTCCCAATCACTCCGACGTATGCTGAACTCGCAGGACTTCCACCAGGGAGTTTCGATGAGCCGGAAGAACTTCCGACCAAAGATGAGCAGTTCCGTATGCTGAGTGAGGCGGAACGTCGGCAGGTCTTAGGGCCTTCGCGGTATCGTTTGTGGGAGACAGGTACACCTCTCAGTGCATTCGGTAAAGTAGTTCCGAATGAACAGTGGGGACCACAGGCAGTGGTCGTGCCGGTCAAGGAGTTATGATGCAGACTATGGTGTCCTTCGGTGATGCAATCAAAGCAGACGATTCAGGTCGTGTGCGTGGTTACCTGGTGCGCTTCGGTGGCGCGGACCTCGAGGGCGACTACTTCACAGCGAGCACTGACTTCGGACGACCAATGAAGTCTGGTGAGCGTGTGCCGATGAACCTGTACTATCATCACGGCCAGGACAAGCAGGTCGGAAAGTCACGCATCGGAACCGGCTACATCACCATGGACGATAAAGGTCTCTGGTATGAGAGCCAGGTGGAGATGGCTGACCAGTATCAGAAGATGATCCAGGAACTCGCGAAGTCTGGCAAGCTTGGATATTCAAGCGGCGCCACGGGTCACATGGTCGAGCGCAAGAAGATGTCTGATGGCAGATACGAAATCACACGCTGGCCAATCGGTGAGGCATCGCTCACACCGACACCTGCTGAACCGATGAACATGGTTAAGTCCTTGAAGGACATGTATGGCGACATGGAAGGTTATGCTATGGAAGAACAAGAGATGATGATTCCAGTCGCGCCTGGCGAAGACGTTGCAACGTTCGTCCAGAATGTCTATGGCGACCTTGACAAGGAAATGGTCCATGAAGGACTCGAGGCGCTCTATGAGCGTCTCTGTGCAGGTGTTACAGCTGCATATGACAGT